TGTAGCGCAGGTCCTCCTGCACGAGCGAGTTGATCTCGTTGTCGGCTTTATACGGCGCACCTGAGCTGCCGAGGATCTCGCGAGCGGTGAATCGCTGGGCGGGGTTCAGCACCAACACATCCGGCGAGAGCAGGAGCGGCAGGTTGCGCTCGTTGGTCATGTTCATGAAGCGGGTTGTGGCGCCTTGGATCGCCGTGACGCTGAGGCCGATGTCCACGCTCGGGCGGTTGGTGCGGGTGACACCATCTAATCCCACATGCGAGGTGGAGCAGAGCGACTTGCTGGCCTCAAACCCGGCGTAGCTGGTGGAGAAGGCGTTGTTGATCGCCGCCCACCCACTCACGTTGAGCCGCTGCATGGACGAGCGCCGCAGTTCGCGGGTCATCTCTTCCATGAGGCCGAACCGCTCATCCCGCCACATTTCCCACGTCACCTCGAAGGCGAATCCGTAGGGGACGGCGGTGTAGACCTTGGTGCCGCCGGCGATCGGGCGGTCGGTACGGAACTGCGAACCTTCAGGCTTTTCCGGCATGGTCCCAAGACCGGTGTACTGCCCGTCGGTGATCGGGTTCCATTCCATGTCACTGACGTTGACGACTTGCTCGAAGTCGAGGGGGACCTCCTTGCCAGTCTCAACGTAGATTTGGCGAAGGCCGGGGACCAGGAGCGAGCTTGAAAATCCGCGTGTAACTGGGGGCATGGGGCGATCCTCCTATGATCGTGAACAACGAGGCACGGTGAATAGTCAAGACTACGTTTGCTGCGCGAGCGCGTCGGCCAGGAACACACACAAGACTCGTGCGCGCACCGTGGCGGCATCGATGTCAGACTTGTTGGCGCCAACGATCATGACACAGGGGTTGGTTGTGTCGTTTTCGTCCACGTAGTAATTGCCGCTCGAATCGACCTGGGCGGCGTAGTCGGTGTAGAGGTTGGTCTTGACCAGGGCATGGTCGGTATTGGTTTCGTCTTCAAGGGTGGCCTCGAAAATGTTTCCTGCGGCAAGTACAAACTGCCGTTTGGCGTCAGTTACACCAGAGGCAGGTGCCGCGGCCACACCAATAATGTCCGCAGTGTTGTCGGCACCGGCGACGGCGAGCTGGCCAGAGTCACGCTTCAAGATTGCGCCGTCTTTGAAGGTCTGGGAGGCTTTTTCGTAGCCTTCCATTAATGGAATCGACATCGCGGGGTTGATCGCGTGAAAGCCGAATGCGTTCGATTTCAGTGTTCCTACAGCCATGAGCGAGTCCTCCTATTGTCTACTTACCGCAGTGAGCCGTCACGCAAAGCACGGTCGTATTTTTGTTCGGCGGCCATGTAGCCGCGAGAGCGGGCGTCCATTTCCTGGAGTAGGGCGGGGTCGGTGTTTTGGCCGTCGATGACCTTCACAGTCACACCTCGCGTTTTACCGAGTTCCAGCAGGTTCGAGTGAACTGAGCTAGCGCGGGCGGCGGCGAGTTCCTGTTCGCGGCGTTCGAGGGCGGCGTGGCGTTCGACGGGGATCCGCATCAGGACGCAATCGCCAATCTTCCTCATGCCGCCGGCGATCTCGTGTTCTTTGGCTTCTGGCATGTCGCCGCAGACCACCTGCCAACCTTGGACCTTGGCTTGATTAACCCAGTAGCCGACATTCGACTTCGGGTTGTCGAACAGTTTCCAGGCGTAGACAAAGCCGGGTTGCTTCTCGCTCACTTCGAGGCCGTCAGTGTGGGCCAGGATTTCGCGGTCGGGGGCGAAGGCAGCCGGGTTGATGGCGCCCGCAGTCTCGGCCGCTTTTTCCAGCCGCTCGGCGTTAGCGTCAGCGTTGACTTTGATTTGCTCGTCGCGTGCGTGGCCGGCTGGAATGGCGGTGGCGTCGGCGGCTTTACGGGAGATGGGTTTGAAGTCGGGTTTTGGTTCAGGCATTGGATGGGTGCTCCTGATTAAATTTGGTGAGCTTCGCGGCGGCGTCTGCCCACGTCGGCGAGTGGAGGATCTTTTGCGCGTACTGGTCGGGAGTCCAACCCTGGGCCTTCAATGCGGCTTCGGCCTCGGGGCCACACAACTCGGCGACCGAGGGGACCCCCGGCGCAGCACCGGCTGGTCGAGGGCTGCCAGAAGGGAGTTGTCCCCCATCACCAGCGGCGGCGGTGCGGATCGCTTTTTGGACTTCTTCTTGGATGATCGTGGTCATGTTTTGGCCGGCCGCGATGGCGTAAGCGGTGCGGTAGGTGGCGGGGTTGGCGCGTTGCTCAACGGGGACCGCGGCCACGAGCTGGTCGATCGTTTTCTCTAACTTACTGAAGTACGGCATGTCAGGAGCAACCTTCGCGGCGTCCTTCACCAAGGTGGCCATCGCTTCGGCGTTGGCGCGGCTGAGAGGGGCGATGTGCTCTTGGATGATGGACGCTTTGAGATTATCAGCGAGTTTACGAAGCGCGGCGGTGGGCTTACCTTCATTGATGGATTGCATGATTTCGTCGTCGCTGATTTCGGGGATGGCGGGGGCTTGAGGGGTGCGGGTGGCAACCCCTTGCTGGACGGCGGAGGCGATCGCTTTCACACTATCGACCACGGCCATCAAGTCCTCGCGGGTGGCAAAGTTTTGCTGGGGTTGCGGGATCGCTGGAGCGTCGGCAGGGTCAGCGGACGGCGCTGAGTCCGGCGTGGGCTCGTTCTCGTTGGGTAGCTCGTTCGGCAGCATCGGCTTCCTCGCGTTCGTGTTGGGTGGCGATTAGTTCAAGGCCGATCATGCCCTCGACTCGGCCTTTGATTTTGTTGACTTGTTCCATATCTTTTGCGTGGAGGAATTGCCCTTCGGCGATCCGTTTCTGTTCGCCCAGGAAGGCGACGAAATCATGGTACGCGGCGGGGTCTTTTCGTAGGTGTTCTAACCACAGCATAACTATCTATCTACCTCAAAAAGTCAGAGAGTACAATACCCTAGTCAACTCAACTTAGACCTGGGTGGCGTCGGGCATGGGGGATGTGGGCGCGGTGGTGTTGGGGCCTGCGCCGGCCTGCCCGGGCATTCCTTCGCCACCACCCATGCCAGCTTCGCCGCCGATCATGCCGCTCATGACCGCGAGCTGCATCATGTTCTGGGCGTCGGCGGATTCTTGGGCTTGTTCGATTTCGTCAGATGGATCCACCACAAAGATTTCAGGATCCTTGAACTGTTCGAAGGTGCGGATGATGCGATCGATCAGTTCGCTGGTGGCCGCGGCGATTTTGAGGGCAGTGGAGCGGACCTCGGGGGGCGCCATGGGGTTCGAGACGGTGGTGACGAGTTGGAGCATTTTTTCGTAGTAGGGAGCGAGGAGGTTCGCGAGGGTGACCGCGTTTTGGCGATCAGCGTCTTTGTTGATCGCGTTGGAGCTGGCGGTGACGTGGATACCGATAGAGTGATCGAAAAATTCATCCTTGAGGCAGTCGATTACTTGGGTGGCGTTGGTTTCACCAAGGGTACGGAGGAGGTGTTGTTCGTAATCAAGATCGCCGGCGCGGATTCGTTCAGCCACGCGCAAGATTGCTTGGCGGACAGCCCCGGCGGTGCCGAGACGTACCGCATCGAAGGCGGGGGTGAATCGGCGGTTGGCTTGCTGGAGGAGCGATGTTGCGGTCGCAGCCGGCGTGCGATTGCCGAAAGTTTGGTTTTGATTCGGTTGAGTAAGCTCATTGGCGCCGGTCCTTCGTTCAGCGAGTTGGGTGACTTGGCCTTGGGTGCGTTCGAGGGAGGGGTAGATGTCGCTGAGCTTCATCTCCATCAAATCTTCGGGGTTGGCCATCTCCAAATTACGACCTGACCAGATATTGATCGTGCCGCCTTTGACTGCCCCGTAGCGTGACTTGAACATCCGCATGTTCGCCATCGCCACGTTGTCGACCTGGTGGTTGTGGAGGTCGGTGGTGACGTTCTGGAGGGGGGAGATCATTTCCATCACCCCGATGCCGTAGGGCATGTGGGAGCGGATTTGATAGCACATTTTGGAGACGGGGCGCTCGTCGTAGGGGGCATACCGTAACCTGAGTGAGCATTGGCCGGTGGCGTCGAAGTTGACGAGGAGGTCCTCATCGTAGCCATCTTCGTCGATGTCATAGCGGACGTAGATGTCGTGGACCTCGTAGATGTCGTTGTTGCGTTGGAGGTCGCCGCTCACCCTGGATAGACGCTCACGGCGCTGTCGGATCCAGTCACCGTTGGCGCAAGGTTTGGCGTGGGTGATGTCCCATTTGCGGTGCTTGGCGGCGGTGTGGAGGTCGTCGAGGGTGAGGTAGAAACGGAG